GCAGTGCTTCTTCATGTTTCAGAAAGGCGGCAATTGAAGGAACAAATTCCTTTACCTCCTGTGGGTAAGCAAGTCCCATTTCTCCTAACAGCCAAAGTGCTTTTGCCGTAATTTTTACTGTTTTGGCATGTAAAAGCGTCCCTACATAGGGTATATTCTCTTTCCATTTATCCTTGCTTTTTGTCAGGGCTCCAAGCTCCTGATAAAGCTCCGCTTTGGTCATAGCTTTCCTCCATAAATCCTGATTTATCGGGCAGATTATCTGCCTTTATAAAACCATTATACCACGCAACTCCACTTTTTTCAACCACTTTTCCAATCAAATCCCCATAGGCACAACCTCGTCAATATCCGCTTCACGCTTAGGCTTTGCAATCCCCATAAACTGCTTGTGACACTCCCACAAATCCAGCAGAAACCCGAACGGCATCAGCCACACCTCTTCCGAAGCGAGGTGCAGCTGCGCCGTTCCGTAATAGAACAGCCGGGTGAACAGTTCTGCGTCATTCACTCGGCTGTTACCGCGTTTTTTGAGGTATCTTCACTTTCGATATTCCGCTTTGTGCCTTTCAGCATAGCTTCGGTGATAGCGTCCTTGTACTCGGCAAGCTCGCCGGGGGAGGTCAGAAGCTCCACGGTTTCCTCGGTGAGAAGCGGCTTTTTCTCGCTGTTTCTGAGATTATATATCTCAATGCTCTGATTGCAAAGCAGCGTTATCAGCCAGATTATCTCATCAAGCGCCATCTCCATATTTTCGGACTTCATCAGCTTGTCACCGAGGTTATCCAGTCCACCATAGCGATTAGAAATAGCCTTTGTCGCTCTGGTGGTGAGGATCATCTCGTACTGCTCGCCGCCGATGGTTATTAAAGAACTGCGTTCATTCGTCATTGCTCATACCTCCGTTACTTGCCTGTTTCAGCAGGCTTTGCCGTGAATGTTGGTTCATACACAGACTTGTACCAACCCGTGATTACACTGTCCGGAACGTTCTTCTCACCCTCGGTCGCTTCCGCTTTCCATGGGTGCTTTCCGTTGCCGTCCGGCTTGTTTCTGCGGAGAACCGTTCCCTCAATTGTAGGCGTGGAAAACGTTATACTGTCGCCCTTTGTGGCAAGCGAGGTTGACGGAATTCCGAACTTCACTCTGTACAGCCAGAAATAACGGTACTTGCCGTTGGACTTCTTCGCTCTGAACCCGATAGCCACGGGCTTGCCGCCGTCCTCGCTGGTGGAAATGACCACGTTGTTGCTGTCGATAGTCGCTCCAGTCAGAACCGAAGCCGCATCATTGCCTATATCGTCAACGCCAAGGGAAAGAGTACCGCTTTTGAATTCCTTGACGATTTCAGAAGCGCCGTCATCGGCGTAGAGAGTGGCTTCCGCAAGCTCCACGGAGAGGTCAGCCGAAATCGCCTTTGCAAGCGAAGCGGGAACTCCGTAGGTTTCGCTGCCGTCACTGTCCTCGGTTATTTCAGCGTAAAACAGCTTGTCAAGACCTATTGTTGCCATTTATATCTCCTCCATTTCATAGTTTTTCGCCGTGTCAACGGCATAGTGATGATAGCCCGTGTCGTCCTCGTGACCGACATATTTCCGGGCGGTTATTGTTATGTCTGAATCAAGCAAAGCCTTTACAAGACAGCTTGCAGTGCGGTTGTAATTACCCTTGCTGAACAGGGAAATCCGTACTTCCTGCACATCGGCAGTCGGCGCATTGTCGGCGTGAAGTTCAAAGCTGTCGTACAACGGAGTGAACACAAGATATTCACCGGGAGCCTTTCCCGAATACACGGCAGTCTGCGCAGGGATTTTCAGCTTTTTGGCTATTGCAGATAGCTCCGAAAGCAGACTCACAGCCCCTCGACCTCCTTTTCAAAAGCGGATTTCATGGCTTCCACGCACTGCTTTTTCACAGCGGATTTTGCAGGTTTCAGAAACGGTTTTGCCGACTGACTGCTTGTGCCGTACTCGAGGATATTCGCTATTTTAGCATTACTGCCTCCGTCTGTTCTCGGCTCGGAAAATCCAACCTTGATGTCATGATTTCCGTTTTTGTCGACCATAACCGGAGATAAGCCGAGCGAACGTTCAAGTTCTCCCGTGGAGCGGGATTTGCTTTTAGTTCCCGAACCTACAACGGATTTCAGATTGCTTTTGACCTTTGCGAGAGCGACATCGCCACCTGCCTGCAAAACCTTTTCGGCAATACTGTCGGTCTGCGCTCCAAGCCGAGAAATCTTTGCAAGGAACTCATCGGGCATTTTAACATCAGCCTTAGCCACTCGGCTGCACCTCCTTTGCAAGCACTTCAATATACATTCCTCTGCCTTTCACATCTTCGACAGAGGTTATCTCAAATACAGTGCCACCACAGAACAGTCGCATATCTGTTGAGATTTTCACTCCCGGAATGGCGCGAAAACGGAACAGGTCGGTAGCTTCGAAAAAGGCGGCTCGGTTAGCCCATTTCTCGCTGCCATGCCGACCCTCGCGATAGGCTCTAGCTGTTGCGACAACAACATCCGATTCAGTCTGAAAACCCTCGTCATCGAGCGTGATTTGTTTTTGCGTTATCTGTATTTGCGTGTTCATCTTTCCAAAACTCATACTTTCCACCGCCTGTCCAGTCGCAGCAACATATTCACTGTATCCCACACCTGTTTTCCCGCCTGAACATTGTCACCAAAAAAACCACCTGTTGAACCGTCACGGCTTTCATAGAAATGCGATGACAGCATTATTACCGCCTGTTCCGTGGTAGGCAGCATTGCGTTTTCTGAATAGTAATTCTCTGGCAAATGCTGATAGCTTTCAGCATAGGAAACAGCGGCGGTGACGAACCCTTTTATGAGTTCATCGTCCGCCGAATGTTCAAGTATGAGGTTCTGTTTTACTTTGGCAAGCAGTTCATTCATCACGAACCCGAGCCGGCTTTCATCTTGAGAATCTGCACTGCTTCGGGGAGAATCAGCTTACCGTCAACGCGCTCCTTTGCCACAAATCCGACCATACCGTTGCCTGCGTACAGGTCCTTGAGTTCCGCAAAAGAACGAGTTCCACGGTCGCCGATGTTGTAGTAGCTGAAGTCACCGAATGCGATTACAGGCTTTCCTGCGACAATTGTGGGAACATACGGAGAGGTGTAAACCTCATAGCCAAACAGCCTGTCGACCTCGCCCGCCTGGAGTGACGGCTGCCAGAGATACGCGCCGTTGTTGTCCTTCAGCTTGCGGAGCGCCGCGATAGTCTGGTCGTTCATGATGAACTTCGCATTCTTGCGGTAGGGACGCTTGAGCGAATATACAAGGTTGATTATCTCATCGGCGGTAATAGCAGTAGCGCTCGCCGCAGTGACAGCAACCTCGCCGCCGCCCTTGTCAGAGAAAAGTCCGAGGGGCTTGCCAACTCCATCGCCGTTGAGGAAAGCGTCCTCCTCCGCATTGGACAGTGCCTTGCCGAACTGCTCGATTATGTAGCTTTCAAGCCCGAAAGCGTTGTCGTAGAGCAGCTCCTCGGTCACCTTAACCGCAACGTGCAGCTTGTGCGCGTCAAGGTTAATCTGCGCAAAGGTCGCGTCACCGAAAGACAGCGCACCGCCCTCGTCAATCCACGCTGCGGCGGGCTTGGTGGCGGCAATGTTTATCTTATGTTCACCGCTTGTGGTGATAGTGTGACCCAGTTTTCGCATGATGTTCTCCTCGGTCAGAGTGTCGATAAGGCGGCTGTCGTATTCCTCGGGAACGAGATATCCACCGTTAGCGTCAACGCCCTCGGAAAGCACATCTGAAACCTGTCTGAAATTCGTGCGGAGAGCGTTCAGCATCGCCGCCTTGTACTCATCGTTTGCTCTGCCGGACTTGGACTTACCACCGTTCATAGGCTTGCCGGTGAGAGGTGTTGAAGTAGGCTTGGAAAGCTGCGCGTCCATAGCCGCCATCTGCTCCATACGCTCGATTTCAGCGCCGTAGTCCTTAATTTTCTGCTCCATTTCGGCATAAGAAGCGGCGTCCTCTGCGGACAGAAGTCCGTCCTTATCGCGCTTGGTTTCAACGAAAGCCTTTGCGGCTTCCCATGCCTTATTGCGCTTTTCACGCAGTTCAATAATAGTCATGTATGTTACCTCCTGTTTCTTTGGGTGCCCGACATCGTGTCGGGCACTTGGCTGAAACTGCGATAACCTCCTGTTATCGCCAGTTCTTAATCAAATCAAGCCGAGAAAATAAATCCTCGGCTTTGGTTTTGTGTTCGGTTTTCGGGGCAATTCTGCACTTTTCTGCGATCCTGCCCATAAGGGAATTTACCACCTGCGCTTCGGAATACATCAGCGAATCTGCGGCAGGCGCTTCGTTCGGCTCGTCACGGGTAAGTATTCCGTCTGCAAAGCCGAGCTCAACTGCCTTATTTGCGTTCATCCATGTTTCAGCGTCCATGAGGTGCGAAATCTTCGCACGGCTCATGCCGGTCTTGATTTCATAAGCGTTCATAATGCTTTCCTTGACCTCGGACAGCATTTCAATTGCTTTC